CTCTCTTCCGATCTAAAATAAGATTGGGAGCAAGTGAATGCTCCCAATCCTTTTTGATTTTAACTACCACTAAACTTACGCTTGAGTGATATATTTAATTGGATTCGTTCCTGCGTCCAACAACACTGAATCATGACGAGTAAACATCAAGAAAGCAGTTTGGTTGTATTCAGCATATCGCTCAGATAATCTCAAGATTAACGGAGTTCCTGCGTCACGGATCATGAACTTAGAGAAGTTACCAAAAGCAATTGCTTTAGTTCCCGTAGCCATTGAAGCCATAGACTGATTCACTGCATATTTGTAACCAAGGATTGTTCCTGCTACACCATCTCTTCCATTAGGAGAAGACCACAAGTAATTTCCATCACCATCTTTCAATTTCTTGATAGCTGCGAATGTTGCATCATTAAATGTGAATGCTGCACCATTTCTGTAAGATTTGTCTACAGAATGCTCGAGACCAATGATCTCGTCAAATGTCACGGCAGTAGTTCCTGCTGCAGTTACTCCTGATGTAGCTCCAGTAATGAAACCTGCAGGTTTGCTTGAACCATCGCCAGTTGTGAAAGCAGCATTAGTACCTCTACCAATTCTCTCAGCTCCAATTGTTGAGATGTAAGACATGATATCGAAATCACTATCCTCAATCAATTGATTAGACACTCTAACGATTTTAGACGTATAAGTGTAAGCATCCAAAGGAGTGCTTGCAAATACAGTGTCTTGCTCGCCTGCTGCTGCGTTTTCAGCCAACAATACACCAACATTACCAGTGTCATTGTTCGTAGGAAAATCAATTCTAGCACCAGTGCTAGTTTTCATGATATTACCTAATTCTCTCGCACCACTTACTTCCAACATTGCTTTCTCGATTTGAGAAGCTAAGTGAGAAGGTACTGTGAACCCACCTTCAGTAGTTGTTCCTGCTGACTGCGCTCTTTGCTCCATGTTACCCAAAGAACTTCTTTGTTCCTTGCTCAAATTAGCATAACCGCCTCTGATATACTGTTCGAAAGCAGCAGATTTTCTTTTAGAAATTTCTTCCTCAGTCTCCCCTTTTGGAACTTTGTGATTAGACTCCAATCTAGCTCCTTGTTCGGCATCAAGTTTAGCTTGTCTTTCTTCAAGAGCTTCAACCTTACTTATCTGCTTGTCAAGATCGTTGTACTCTTTGTCATACTTATTCCATTCAACATCCTCCTCAGGAGTCATGCTGCGTTTTGCACTGTCAGCCGTGTCTAAAATCGACTGTTGCCTTGCAACTGCCTCTGATCTTTTCTCTTTTAATTCTAAAACATTCATTTCTTCTTACTTTTTAATTCTTTACGTTTTAATTCATTGTGTTTTGTAAAATCACTCTCAAATTCAACTTTCTTCTGACTTTCAAAAGAACGCTTTGCGATAGTGGTAGATGTTGACTCGTAAGCAGGGAAACCAACTGGAGAAACATCAAAAAGTCTTCCACATCTCACTATTTTACGAACATCTCTGCCATCATCACCTTTCTCCCAAACATCCTCTTTGATACTGAAACCAAAAGAACTTTGAGATACATCACCAGTCCGTATAGCATCCTCTAGGTCTTTGGCATAAGTCCTATTTGGTGTTTTATATCTATACGCTAGGTCACCTCTTTCATTGATCGACAAAGCAAGAGTTCCCTCTCCCTTATTTGATCTTGCTAAAACAAAATTAGGATCGTGATTTAACAGACACCTAACATCATCTTGCATAACTTCATCAAAAGCTCCTACCATTACCTCTTCGTCATACCCTCCCATATGTGTTCTAGTATTGACTACCGCTTCAATGCCTTCAATCATCTCATTTTCACCTTCCGCACGGACTTCCATGTCTTGCGTGAAGTATCGACGTTCCGCTCCTTCTATTTTTTCAATATAATCCTCGTTATTTTTCATTTTCGTCCTCTTCTGTTTCTGTTTCCTCCTCCTTTTTAGGCTCTACAACTGCTGATTTAGCGACAATAGAATCTAAATAATCATCTACTCTATCTAGAGGAATGTCTTGCATTTGTCTGAAAGACCTATCTCCTCCCTCTAATGGGTTCATATCTTCCAATTTAGCTATCTGATTAGGAGTAATTGCTCCGATTCCTGACAATGCTTTGTAGAATTCTCCTCTAGATTTAGCATCCGCTTTCATTAATCCATTAAGATTAAACTTAGCATACACTTTCTTCTTCTCGGATGGTCTGAATAATTTTCTGTTTATCTCCTGCTCCCACTTCGTTACCCACCCATCAATCGTGTACGTTGCAAATTCGATGTTCTGCTGCTCTATATTGTTGAATGTAGCTCTATCTAATTCGAATAAAAGATGTGGTGGTACACCAGTGAATCTAGCGATCTCTCCTACCGAAAATACTCGTGATTCCAAGAACTGAGCTTGGTCAGGAGTGATGGCTAATTGCTTAATCTCAAAGTCTCCTGACAAATGTGCTGCCTTGCCTGAGTTAGCTCCTGCTTGAGCAGCTTGCCAATTCTTTTTGTTGGAATTATTTTGAGTTTCATTATAGCTACCCTTGTTGATAATAGCTATTGGAGGAGTACTGTCATTCTTTACAAAGTAACTAGCTTTGGCCTCATAAGTCTTGGCTAAACCTAAAGACTCTCTCATCAAGTCTAGCTTGGCTATTCCCATCAAGCCATCGTAGCTAAATCCTGCTACGTGAAACATATCCTTGGCGAGAATTATTCTGTTCGCACCATTAGTCTCTACTTCATACACTAACCTTCCTCCGTTAGTTTTGATTGAAACGGAAGGAGATGGAAATGGTACTCCTAAACTCCTTACTGTTCCATCCGTTTTTCTTATAATCTCGGCAAAAAAGTTACCGTATGTATTTAATTGTCCTTGCCCTGCAACTTTCCAGTTTACTGCGGTTTGAAGTTCGTTTGGTTCTAATTTTAATAGGTCAGCAACTGGGTGATCTATAATTTCTGTAGACCCATCTGTATTTTTCTTATGAACATTCAAAGGAAGTGTTCCTATCACATCAGACAGAATCTGATTAGCTCTAGTATATGCTGACACTGCTAGTGAAGTGTTACCGTCTATTGGTGTACCACTTTTAGTACCTGACCCACCTATGATCTGAATCACTGAGTCATTTGTTATAGGAATATTAGGGTTCTCTAAAGACCTACTCTCCTCCGAGTTGTATACTACAGTATTCCAAACACTTTGTAAAAATCCTTTCTTACCCATGTATAATATTATAACCTATTTTTAACAGATGGTAAAGATAATAAACAAAGTGTTAAAAAACTAACATAACCATTACCAAATATCAATTATACCCTTGGCTTGGTACTCAGAATTATGTCTAAGGTACTCAGTTACAGCAGTTAAGTGAGAAGAAACCGCATCTATTTTATTGCCTGATTTAACCTTACTTGGTATCTGATCACCCTGATCACCCATCTTCATAACCGTATTGGCGTAATTCCATAGCACTACTGGGTTGTTACCAAACTGAAGTTGATATTTAGATGCCCAGTTGAATACTTGGACAACTGCAGGAGATAATGTCCAACCTTGACCTACTGGAGATAATTTATCCTCGTACCCTGCATCTGCCATCATTGGAAGCACTGCCATTATTGCGTATTTCTGATCATAGCCAAAACTTTTTAGATCGTATGGCTCTACAATTCGTATTATGTCCCTAGCTATAGCCATATGGTCGGCAACATTTCCGCTCTGTTGAAACATATGTCCTTGCTGAATCCATCGCTTGTAGTCTACATGGTCTCGGTTATTGTTAACCTTTTGTTCGGGTATCCAAAAGTATGTCTTGAATACGTGTATGTCAGGTCGTACATTAGGGAAGAATAAAGTAAACGCATTCAAATCCTCAGACTTAGCCAAATCGAGTCCCGAGTAGCATTCCTTACCTATCAATTCTGAGTCAGGTATATTGTGTTCGTTCTGCTCCAATGTAGCTCTCTGTATCCACACTGCTGCTGCATCAACCCACACGCCACATGTCTTTATCTTGACACTAGATTCTATGAATCCTCCAACTGCTTTTGCCTCCTTAATCCTACCCTCAATAAATGGCTTGAGAGTCGGAAAATATGGAATCATTGGGTTGCTTTTTTCGAGCATAGTTATGTCATCCCATTCATCCTCTGAGTCCAATTCAAACAAAATTGGGAGGAAGGTATCGTCATCCACTGTGCCATCAAGAACTTTTACTGCTTTGTCTCGCAGCACTGAATAGCAAGGAGCATCCTTATCAAACCCTGCTGATGTGATGATCATAGCGAACGGCTCTTGTCTTAAACCCTGACCTGACGTACCATTCTCTAATAGGGATAGATTCTTAGCCTCATGCAGTTCATCTACGATTATTATTGAAGGATTTGACCCATCTCTAGGGTCTCTACTCATGGCTTCCATCCTACTCCATCGCCCCGAATCGTCCCTATACACCGATCCTATGCATTTTTGATCGAATGATCTTGTTGTTATTTCCTTGTTATTATATTTACTTCTTAATTCAGGTGATGAGGATACTAACTTACCCCACATTTCTGTACAGAAAATGGCTTGGTCTCTACTATTCGCTCCACATAATATACTTGAATTCTTGTCTCTGCCGTAAAGCATCTCGAGTCCTGCATTACCTGAGGCAATAAAAGTCTTAGCTTGCTTCCTAGCCATCTGTGCGTACAACATCTTGTACTTCTTTAATCCAGTGGCTTTCCATCTCATGCAATGAACTTGCTCGAGGTAGAATGCATGAGGTGGTGGTAGGTCTCTTGCCTCGCCTAACTCAGGTATGTACAGAATTTGACCAAACCATACATTCACCATATTACACCAGTTTACATCAAAGTAGAGATCATCCCTTTCTAGATCAGCAAGGAATCTCTTAGCTTGTTTGATGATAAATTTGGACGCTATTATCTTCCCATCAATTACATCGTGAGCATACTTGTATGATTTACTTTCCTGATATTTCTTGATCAATTTCTATCTCTTCTACTTTCTCTCCCATTAAATCAAAGCCAGTCGTCACCGCTATAGCAACTGCATGGTCATGACTCTCAGCATCTATATTGACGGAGTATGTCTTACCATCACTGTCAAAATAGTATACGTATGGTATCACTTTTTAAAACTAGGATTCTCTGCCAATCCTTCAGCATAATTATTTATTATTACATCCTTATATTTGATCATCAAATCCATAGTGATTAACTCACCTCCCATTTGGTCAGATGTTGCCTGACAAGAGTCTACTAATAAGTTTAGTGATTTGGATATTTGCTCCACTATAATTTCTTCGGCAGACTTCACTATATCGTCTACCATTTTATCTTCTTTCTTACTCATGACATTGATTGGTTTTCTAACAATCCATCCATTATAGATGGTTTTTTCTTTTCCTTCTTAGCCCAAATTTCTTTCAGCTTTTCTCTAGCACTTGGATTCAATCCATAGTGTGTTTCATGCTTTGCTATGAACTCTGCTGACTTACTAGCTATAGTCCATTCAGCTCTGATCTGCGAGTAACCTGATTCGGTTGTTTGCACACCACCAGTCTCGTTTACTATAGCCATATTTATCTCTACTAAGTAGTAGTGATTAGCTAAAATGGATAATCCATAACTATCAGTTGATAGCAATATCTTCTCATCAATGCAGGAAATAATATCCAAAAATATTTCCTTACCTCTATCTGTTAGATAGGGCTGAGGGTGTAGTTTCTCAAATGTACTGCTCATTGTCTCCTTTTAAGGTTTTACGTGAAGCCCCCCATCCAAAATTTGCTTCGAAAAAGAGAAGC